GAATTAATAGAACCAGCTTGGTTTTCTAAATAAAGTGTTGGATAACCACCACCATTCGTAGCGTAAAATCTTCCTAAGTCACCAGTAGAAGCACAATCAAAACTATACGCTGGACTAGAGCCTCCTATTCCAAATCTGCCATTAGAATCTATTGTAGCGTGTCTTGTACCATTTATTTTATTAAATCTGTATTCACCAGCAGTTTGAGTAAATTCCATTCTGCTTTCATGGAAATTCTTTATTTCAGCTTTTGTACTGCCTCCACTTTTAAATCCTAAAGATTGCCAAGCACCAGTACTTCCATCAAGAAATATTGTTGCTCCACCACCAGAATTATTAACATGAAGCTCACTAGAAGCTGAGG